CCACCTTTGTCCCAGACTCCTTTTGAACCCCTAGCTTTCGTTACGATTGCTATGTGATCCAGCAGAAATGGCACACCCTCTATCAAGAGTGGCTCGCCATTCTCAGTAGTAAGTGTAATGTTTCCAGCAGTATTGTCAAACACGACTGCTGGGGAAGTCGAAATCTCGCCTTCGCAAATCTCAGTTATTGCATCTTGATCGTAAATTTTTGCAATGCCCCATACTTCATCGCCTTGGATGTAAGGGAGCATGATTGAACCAATTGCACGATTTTTAAATTCTTCGGTTGTAAGTACTTGAGTTTCAGGATGATCCATAATGACGGCTAAACCATTGCAACGCTCTAAGAATTGTTCATTTAGATAAAGTGATGGATCACGCCATACATTCTCTTGAATACTTGATCTATAAGCCAATCCAGTACCAGTAATACGGATAGCAAACAAGCCAATGTTGGCATACATCTGCGGACTAGCCAAAATGCCTTGGCTCATTAACTTAGCCACATCGGTTTCAGTTTTAGCCAAAGCTACCTTAAAGGCAGTTTCAATTCCGGGATGTAATGGCAATGGTGGAATTGTTGGATTGCACCAATCAGAACCAGTAGATTCGTAATTCAGAGTTACAGGCTCTTTTGCAAAATCTCTAGCCACATAGTAGCGGAACTGTCCATCATCAAAAAGAACCTCTAAATCGCCTTTGTAGTCAATTCCAGTTTCTTCAAGGGTTTCTCTACGGGCTGTTTCTTCAAGGCTCTCATCGCCCTTTTGATGCCCACCGGGAACACACCAAGTACTAGGGTAATCCCCACCACCTGCGCCCCTGCGGATCATGAGAACTTCTTCATCAGAAGTAATAAACATAATCCCTGCGGCTCTGCCTTGTGCGCCAGCATCGTTAGCTTCAGGCTTTACATCTACAGGCGGAGTAGGAATTAAATCAATGTTTTCGGCATCTTCTTTACAATCATTTTCAGGAACTTTACAATCATCGCCGCTTAACTTTACAATCGCTTCATCTTTTTTCATGCCAGCAATATGTTGAGCAATTTGACGGAGCTTATCGCCCATATCCCTGATTTGAAGCTTTTTGAGGTCATTGCTTAAAGTGCCAGTACGAACAGTTATGTTATCTGTAGTAGATAAAACTGTTGGCTCATCAGGGATTTCGTCACCCTTGATCTGTTTAGCCAGCATTTCATTTAGTAACAGTTCATTAAGCCATTCGAGGTTTTCTTCTTCCCCATCATCTTTATGCTTAACAAACTTTTCGCCTACTGATTTCGGAATACCAATATTAGAATGACCTGATGCCGCCGCATACATGGCTTTTCTTTGTTGCTCCGATTTGAATGGCATAAGCAAATACCCTAAGTATTTTTTGGTGATTGTAACGCCATTAAACCCTTTTTGGTTAATAAATCTTTAACCTGACGCAAGTGATACAAATACACATAATTACACCTACAGAATACTTCCTCACCGGGAGAAGTAATATCGTCAGTATATCCATTTATTGGCGATATGTAACCTTCTTTGACAGCCCAAGATTCACGAACAGCATAGATTTTGCTATCACGCTCTTTATGATCTTTTCGGTAGTCGTAATTCATTTGCTTCCAATGGCTATGCCATCTTGCGGCAATTGCTCCATTATCTATGGCAACAATCTCATTGATATTGGCGATTAGCTTATGAGTTTGGTCAATAATCACTCGCCTTTGTTTAAAGCCTATATCACTCATGCCTTTTTTAATGGCGGATTTCTCTTTAGGTTTTAATTTAATCTTTGTTCCGCCTGACGGAATAGAAGTAGCCAATCCCTCAAACCTACGCAGTACCATGTGAATAGACTGTTCTCGGTCATCTTTAATCAGATTGGCAGAAGCAATAATCCTTCTATCTAATTCGGCTCTAAGCTTTCCTGACAGTTTGGTAATGTCGTACTTGCTGACATCTTTGCTCACCAATCCATTTTTGGTAACAAGCCTTTCAAAAACACCACGCAAAGCCTTCTCCATCCTATGTTGCATCTCTCGCTCGCTCATGAGATGAGCTTGTGCTGACATTCGGATTTGCAAAAGCCAATGGTCTAGGCGTTTTACATCATCAAACCCATGCTTGAGAAAGTCCGCAATTGCAGAATTGATGACTTCAAAAAAGGTCATGATGCGTTTGGTTTAGGTATCTTTTCTTCTTCGGGTTGTGCTATTGGTGGCTCATAAGCGGCAATTTCTTCATAATCTAGCTCCAGATCAGAAACAAAAGCATCAGGCATCTCATTGAGGTTATCCGCCATCCATTCAATTATTTTGGCTTTAGAAGCTTGATCTACGCTAGGCATAATAGTTCTAGCAATCTCAGTTAAGCCTTTTAAGCGCACATCATTGGCAGTAGCTTTCTCAGAATCAGGTTCGTCAAGAAGTGTTTCCCATTCAGGCTTAAATTCATCTTTCCACATATAAAACGCTTCTTCGTAAGTCTTGTCTTTATACAACTCAGGGTAAGCATTTTGTACGGCTTCATAAAACTGTGGATTCCAAGCCCTGTGCATGACGATATTGTCAAAGAATTCAAACAGGCTACGCATATCTTCCCTGATTCCGTCAATGTATTGCATGATGGCTTTAGCATCTTCGCTACCTTCGCCAAAGCCATTAGTCAGGGCTTCGTCTTTGAGTAGCATAGCTGGAACATCAGAAGCGGCGGCAATATTGGCAATAATGTTATCTCTAGCCGTTGTCATCGCAGTTGCGGTGTTATTCATGTCAATTGCGGCAATTTCTTCTTCTACATCAATAGAAAGCACATTATTGGTCGAGCCTTGTTGCAATGCAGTACGCTTGATACCTGCGGCAATCTGCATAGCTCTATTCACAATGCTGTTCGATTGCTTCATTTTGGCAATCAATAATCCAGCTTTCACAGTCACCATGTCATCGGTAATCATGGATTGAACATAGGATTTCATTGGGTATAAAGCTCGCTGGAATACAGAACGACCAGTAAAGCCAAATGCGGAAGATTGGAATCTTAGATAAATTGGGGTGTTATTGAATACGACACAGCTACGGCTTGGGTGATAAGGCTGTCCAGCCGCAGTAATAGTAGGCTTGGGCTTTTGGAAGTCGGGGGCATTAGGGTTCTGATTAGTAACAATAGAGCCAGACAAGTTCAACGGATCAAGCTGATTGAAGTACAGATTTAAGTCGGGCAGTTTCCAAGGATCAATAGGATCAGTAGTAGGAATCCCCTCTGCTCCGTAGACAATCGCTCCTGCGCCATATACACGAGTGATATACATGACATCACGAATATGATTTGTAGCACCTAAACTATCCCACTCTTTCTGAAACGCTTTAATCAACATATCCTTGGGGTGAATGTCGATGTTAATAACCCTAGGCTTACTTAACGCTAACCTCACGGGTTTCTCAATCATTTTGCCACCTAGCGGATGGAATTCCCAAAGTGTTTTACATAACTCATAGCCAACATTAGTACCCGGCTCTAAATTAGAGGATAGGATATTGGTTAATGATGCCGAAACAGTCGAACTGTTAATGCTTATATCTGCCATGCTTTAATATCCTTCTCTGTTTCCGCAGGTAATTGCTAGACCATAGACCATGCAATCGAGTAAGTCATCAGCCCTTGAGCCAGCATCCTTGTCGCCAATCCTAAAGGTAGTGACTTGGGAAAGCAAATGATTTCTCGATGTTCCCTTGAAGTTTACCAATTTGTCATAAGCATAACGAGAAATTTTTAACATTCCCTGTTCAAAGTAAGACGATACGCTGATTGCTCTTTCATCCTTACCTGCGCTGGTTAATCGAGAATCAATCTTATTGGTGTTCCAACCCTTGTTTCCGCCTTGTTGCAACAAGATTGAGCCAGTACTCGCATCTTCAATCCAAATACCCATTGGCTCATATCTTCCGCCACATTGCTTATGGTATTGCTCAACTAGCTCCATCTGCGAGGGCATCCAGCTTTCCAGCAATGCTCCGTCAACTTGAATCACATCATAGTCTAGCAATGTCAGCTTATAGCCTTCTTCGGCAAACTCATCATAGGAAAAATAGATAATCGCAGTCCCATCATGTTCCTGCCCACCTTTAATGGCGGTATCCATGACAGCAAACACATAATCGCAACGCTTTGGGTAGTCCACAGGCTGACCATCCACGAGCAGTTTATCTATGCTAAAGAAAGCTTCTCCGCCCCAATCAATGAATTCAGCCAAGTACTCTTGCTTATAGACGAGGGGATGACTTACCAATCTGAGCTTTTCTAATTCCTCGGCTGGTAAGTAAGGATTGATAGCACTAGGGGCGTGAAAGTCTACAAACTCATGCTCTCTCTCATTGCATATACGCCAAAAGAAATTCTCAGTATCAATGCCGTTTGGAGTACTACCAGCCCAGCACTCGCCAGTATAGTCAAGCAATGTAGGCTTTATGGCGGTATCCCATATCTTCATCATATTGCCATTCTTAGCAAATGCCACCTCGTCAAGCATCACTACATGGTATTTCCTAGAGCGACCAGCCCGTTCATTCTCTAATGACCAGAAGTCTATGCGCCCACCAGTATTGGCTCTGATGACACCTTGCATACGAGAAGCTGATTTGATAATAGGATTTATCATCTCTTGAATCTCGGAATAAGCTTCAGATAACAGTTTATAGCTCGGTGCGAACCATCCTACATTCTTACCTTCTGCTACCTTACGGCAAGCAATAGCTTGCATCATTGCGGTCTTACCCATCCGCCTACCTGCTCTTAGGGCGGTGAATCTTCCTCTAGCTTTCCATGCTTCGTCTTGCCCAGTATGGAATGTTGGTAAGTCTATTCTGTATTTCATCAATAATCTGTTGGTGGTCCGCCATTGATAATCAATTCTATCTTGCCACCATTAGCGGCAATCTCATCCATAGTGCTTGCTTCTTTCCATCCCGCCTGACATTTAAGGTAGAACAGGATGCAAGTAGTATCCATTGCGCCTACCTTTGCCATGAGCTTATTCGTTACATAGCTTATGCCTAATGACTTTCCCTTTTTTATAGCTTCGTTTAATTGGTCGAACTCTTTCTTCTTTGCCATCAGAGTAGCAATATGGATGCCAAGGCAATCAGCTATCTGCGTTTGTGTCATTCCTTGTGATGCCAATTTGGTAACCTTCTCCAATTCTTCATCACTCGGTATCCAAGGCTTTCTACCAGCCCCATTGGGATTGGTATCATCATCCGTAACAGTTTCTACAGTTTCATCGGTAAACTGTTGATTTGATTCAGTATTTTCCATAAGTATTACCCCTAGGGTTACATTTTAATGCCATAATGTTACCATCTTAGAACCATTATCATTATTTAGCAAATTGAGGTCTTTATGATTTATACGATTGGTTATCAATTCCTATCTCCTGAGAGATTGCAAGAGATTGCGTCTAGTCTTAATGCAGTTGTCATAGATGTACGCTCATCTCCTAGTGGAAGGGTTAAGCGTGGATTCTCTCGCTCTGATCTTCAATCCCTTTTAGGTAGCCAGTATGAATGGCTAGGAAATCTATTAGGTGGTCGTTCAATGATTGCAAAGGCTGGTCTAGCCTACCTAGATAGATTTGATAATGTTTCGACTAATTGCATCCTGATGTGCCAAGAACATGATCCGTCTGATTGTCATAGGCATCATGACATTTGTGCGCCATATTTTAGAAAAGCTTTGCATATATTTGATGATGAACTCTATTCTGTACTATCGCTTGAATCTGATGATCCATCCTCTTGTGGCTCTTTATAGTTCTTGAGTTTCTCTGCCCATTCGTGGGCTGATTGATACCTGTTATCAGGAAGGTCATGCTTAATCAAGAATTCGTTCATTTCATCTGCACTTGAGAAAACAATGACTGCGTAGAATTCTTCGCTATTCTTGTCTTTGTTCGCACCTGTGATGTTTCTGTATTGGTCTTGAATGTCCCTTAATTGATCTCCGAGGTTTTTTAAATCTTCACCCCTGTCTTTAAAGGAAGCTTCTCCGAACATTTTGTAAATGTCTGCGGCATCAAAGCCTGTGCCTTCAATCTCTATTGTCTTATCGTCAAACATTGCTCCTAGTGCGCCTATGTCCCAATCACCCATTGATGCGGTGTTGTTTAGTAGGATGTTTAACTCTTTCTCTTTTGCATCTGTAACATCAATCTGCGCTACATTGAGTTTATATTCCTTCTTACCCATGATGGAATCCATGATGGATATACGCTGATGACCACCTACAAGGTAGCCAGTACGCTTATTCCAAGTCAATGGCGCAACTAATCCGTGCTTTTTTAATCCAGCTTTGAGCTTGCGCTTGGCTGAATCAGATAGTACTCGTGGATTGTATGGGGCATTTTTAAGCTGGGAGCGATCAATCTCCACCAACTCATAAGATTCTAGCCCGGCATCATGCAGACTGTTATGTTCCATAAAATGTTCTTCTCCAAACTACTGCTTCAGCATAAGGGAAATACTCGCAGACTTTTTTAAAGTCGTTAGGATGATTATCATATATCCAAAGTAGCTCGGCTGGTATTAGGGAAACCCCGCTTGCATTTAGTCCGCTTCCGTCAGGCATTGGAATATTTCTTGCTCTCAGGTAACCTAAAACATCATGCTTATTCCAATCTTTAATCGGATAAACCATATCTGTCCAAGTTCTAGTGGCGTGGAAGTATCTTCTGCGCCATGAGCTATCAGAAGCCTTTGCACCTGTTACTACCAAATCAACCCCTAAAGCGTGTTTAGCAAGGTTGTAAATATCTCTGAGCTTCACATCGGGTAAAAGGTTTTCGTAGTCCCTAGGATCGCAATAGATACCTCTACGGAGAGAATCAGTCAATCCCTCATGGGGTAACTGATGAATTGTGATGCCGTAACGCTTTTCTGCAACTCGCAACTTTTCATTGATGAACTCAAGGTCGGGAATGTAATACATATAGAACGCTTCAACACGCTCAAATGTGCGGATACAAAGGTCAATGATGACCCTTGAATCCTTCCCATCACTATAAGCTACCGCAACAGCTTTTTTTTCTTTTGCGGTTTCTTCTAGTAGTCGGACAGTATCGTCAATTTTACCCACGAACAAGCATCACTATTGTTCTAAGGTCAATTAACCGCCTGAACGAGTTACAGGTTTTTTGAGTTTACCTGCTGGTTTGCGGTTAGCAACTTTTTTAGCCGCAGGTTTTTTTGCGGATACTTTTTTAGCCGCAGGTTTTTTTGCGGATACTTTTTTCTTAGCGA